GCTGCGATCTGCGGGGCGAACGACGCCCGCTGATCGACCGGGGCCGCTAGGGCCGCGCTGGACAGTTCCGCGAGGCGGTTAACCCGCGCCCCCTCTTTGCCCTGCGTGTAGGCGGATCGGAACGAATCGCCGGGGGTGAAGTAGAGAAGCTGTTCCATCAGATGCCCCACTGAGCAAACGGGTTGTTCGGCTGCACAGGCTGGCCGTAGCGAGTGCCGCCAGCGAGGCCCGCACCAATGCCGCCAGAGCTACCCCAAACGCTGCCCAGCGGGCTTTTCTGCACGCTGGCCGACTTGCCAAAGCCGCCGCCCATGCCGCTGCCGATAACGCCACTAATCTGATTGAGCGCGCCGCCCCATGCGTTGCCCTGCTGAATCGCAGAGTTCGCGGAAGCCTGCCCCGCCTGCCCAGCGACACCGGCCATATCACGGTAAAGGCCCGCCACCTGTCCCTGCGCCTGCATTCCCATACCGGCCTGACCCATCTGCCGGCCAAGGTAGTTCTGAAGGTTCTGCGAGGCGAGGCCGGACGCAAACTGCATCCGGTCGGCGTCAGCGCCACCGGAGAACAGCCCACCACGCGCAGCGGCGGAACGATCCAGCGAGCGGATGCCCTGATCGCGTGCGAACACGTAATCCGGGGCGTTCTCGAAGGCGCTGTAATCGCCACCCTCAACAGCAGAGATTCGACCCAAGGCGTTCTGGCCAAACTGCGTATACGGCTGAAAGCCCTGCTGTGCGGCAGTAAGGTCGGCGCGCTGCTGCTGCGCTGCGGCCTGCTGTGCGCGATTGGCACGGCGCGCTGCGCTCGCCTGCATTGCCCCGCCTGCGACGGCGAGGCCCGCTTGAACAGCTAGAACTGGCACGGTTTAAGCTCCCATATCAAAAGGTCAACGGGGCCGGTTGTTCTCGGCCATCCGTCGTTTACGGTTTCCATCAAAGAGAATCCGACGTTCTCAGCGAGCCGGATTGCTGGCGCTAAATCGGCGGGCGTCATCGTGACGACTCGCTCTGCCCCGCTAGCGAATGCGAAGCGGATCGCCTCTTTCGCTCGCTCAAGCACGGGTGCGTGTCCGGGGAGAAACAGCGTATGAACCTCCCAATCGGCCCCGTCCCGATAGAAGATGAAGCCGCCGTCATCCCAGCCGAGGCCGATGCCGTGGCTGTCCCACCATTCCGAAAAGTCAGCGGACTTGACGCCCGCAACCTCGATCCGGCTAAACACTTTGGGATGATTGGCGACCTCCTCAAACCATGACGCCGGCTTGAGTTCGAACGACCATTCGCCCATTAGCCGCCCGCCGATTCGACGGTGACAGATGCGGAAAGAAGGTCGCGGCGGCGCGGATCGCTACACCGGATGCGCCAGACACGGGCGCGGGATGAGCCGAGACGGTGGAAGCGGATACGCTTGGCATAGGCACCCAGCGCGCCCATTGAACCCTCGCGCCAGTTCGTCCAATTGCGCCCGCCGTCGTCGCTGTATTGCAAGACGACTTTCTGTTCGGCGTCGCGGCTTCCGGTGTCCATGACAAGTTCAAGGCCGGAGAAGATGAGCGTGTTTTGAGCGTCGGAGAACACGCCCGAAGTACGCTCACACACCAGCGGGTCGCCTGCCTCGTCATAGGCGTCCCACGCCAGTTCAAACAAGCCGCCGCTGTAAATGTCCCCGGCAATCCACTTGCCGTTCCAGCGCTCAAGATGGCCCACGCGCCAGCCGGGGATCCCTTGCGACTGGCGGCGATGCCACATGCCGGTCGAAGCGTCATAGCCAAACGTGACGCCATTGGGGAAGCCGAAGTAAACGACGCTGTGGCCCTCGTCCTCCCACGTCATCGCGTAACACTGCGACCAGTCAAGGCCACGGATGGCTTGCTCAACCGGAGGCGTGCTGATCGGCTGGGGGTTGTAGCCCTGCGCTGCGTAGAACCGGCCATCGCCGCCAAGCCAGAACAGGCCCGCGTTACTGCGAGCGACGGCAAAGCGGCCCGCGCATCCGACATTCATCACCGTGGAGCCGGCACGCTGGAACGTGCCGGTTAGCTCGCCCGTGTTGACGAAAACTTCCGTGGTGTCGCGGCCAAAGACCCAAACCTCACGGTTGAATACCTTTAGCGCTTGAATCGGGTCGGGGCGGGCTTCCGCCTGTGCGCGGTCAAAACTGCTGTAGCTCAGCGCGTCCGCAAGGTCTGACCAGAACCAATAGCGCCCAAACGGTTCAACGCCGAGGATGTAGCCGTCAAGGAACTCCGCGACAAACGAGCCGGGGAACTGGTCGTCCGTGACTTGCTGGAATGTGCCGGAGGCGGTGTTGTAGACGTAGCGGGCAGACCCGTTGTCGATAGCAACCTCGTTTCCTCCCGTGATCTGATTGTAGTCGATAGACACACGGTCAACGCCTGGAATGGCCCCGACTTCAACTGCAACGCCACTGGCGCTTAGCTGGTACAGCGCGCCACCGGCAACGACGAAAAGAGCGCCCTCAACGTTTCGCAGTCCGCGAATGGTGGCCGTAATGCTCATGCGCTGGCCCCTATTGATAAGGTGTAAGCAAAAGAGTTCGCGGAGCTAGAAAGCTCAAACCTGTTGCTGCCAGCGGAAATTGAGCCGCCGCCAGGCTTTTCAAGAGAGCAAGCAGCAAAGAATGCCGATGAGTTATTGCCGCCGCTGAATGCTTGAGCGTTGTTTCCAGAGAATGGATAAGAGTCCAAAGAAATGGCCGCCCCGCCCTCCCCTGCAACCGCAACAATGAATAGCGCGGGGATAGAAAGGCCGGAGTCGTGGCTGGCGATGGATGGGGAAAGCTCCGTTGTTCTTCCATCGGAGCTAAGCGTGGGAAGCCCTGAGTACGTCCCGTTGGCAATCCTGTAGATTCCGCAGGAGAAATGCGCGGTGTCGCCGGTCGAGAAGGTTACGGTTCCGCCGCTCTCCGATCCGTTGGCTACTCGGTAAAAAACTGCGGTGTCATTTCTGGAGTTGCCTGCTGGCTTGTTGCTTTGAAGCTTTGTAAGGCCGGAAGGCGTGTCGAAATTCACATTCGGCCCGCCACTAGCAAATACCCACTTTGAAGCGGCGGCGATATAAACAAGCAAATCGCCGGAATTGACCGTTGCCGGATAATTTGCAACGTGCGTTGTTTGAAGGCTTGAGTTTGAACTGACGGTAATGTCAGCCACAACCGGATATTCCGAAACTTCTGCAAATACTCGGATTGAATCGTCAAGGGATGCGGACATGCCTCCCGAGTCCGCCGCAGAAACCGTGAAGCTCGAAATCTGCTCCGTTGTTGGTATGCCTGAGATTTCAAGTCCAGATAGCGACAGGCCTGCGGGAAGCGACCCCGGCCCAACTTCCAAAGAGTAAGGCGGGACGCCGCCAGTGATTGAGTACGAGTAGCTGTAACTTGCCCCGACGCTGGTGTCGGGCGCGTTGCCCACAATCCGCAAGGCCTCAATCACCGCCTGAACCGTTGACCTCAACCCCGGAGCGCCGCGTAGCTTCATGGGCGAGCGCGTGCCACCTTCCGACGCGGGGACGGGGAGCCAGTTCACCGTGTCTTGTGCTGACCACGGCAGCGACGAGTCTTTGTAGAACCCGCCGATGAGGTTGATCTCGCGGCGGCTCATCAGAAGTAAGCAGCCCGCGTCGTGGCGTCAATCTGCGTTTGATCGCGCAGCGCCCACAGTTCACGCGTTCCTTCCGCAGCACGGGCAAGGGTCAGTTCAGCGCGACTCTGCACGCCGTAAGCCGCCATCAATTCGGCGGAGATGACCTTAACGAGCGGGCGCATGAAGCGAGCCGGTACAGCGCCGTCAAGGTCGAAGGGAATAAGTCCTTCCTCGTACAGCCCCTCTAGGCGCTGCTGAACGATGGCGTTCGCGGCGGTGTAGTCGTCTGCGGACGGCGTCTCGTTTGCGTCGAGAATGCCGATCTCTAGCAGGCAATCGCGCACTAGGTTCTGTCGGGGATAGGTTGCCATGTGGCCTCAGTCAGAAAAGAGGGGGCGAGTTGCCCCGCCCCCTTTGCCTCATCAGGCGTCGAGCGCAGCGGCCACGAAGCCGGTGCAGACAGCCCAGTCCTTCGCGGTCGAGAGCGTGCCCTGACCCCAGAGAACCTTTTCCACACCGCGCAGTTCGTAGAAGCCAACGCCGTTCTTGAAGCCGTAGTCGTCTTCCTTGCGGACGGTGGTCTTGGTCGTCTGCGCGTAGGCCACACCGAGCGCCTGAGCGCCGCAGAGGTAGACCGGAGCCACGAGGGCCGACGCAGCGCCCACGGTGCCGGTGTCCGGGATTTCCGGGATCTCACGGACGACCACACCATCCCAGAACAGCGAGGTGGTGCCGACGAACAGCGGGTTGTCGATCGAACGCTCGCGGGCGTTCTGATGGACGGTTTCCATGTTCTTCTTCAGGTCGCGGAAGGCCTTCGTGCCAGCAAACAGCACGTACGTTTCCTCGTCCTCCCCATAGATGAACGGGCGGATGCCTTCGCCGTTGGCAACCTTGGCCTGCTGAGCGCGACGCTTCAGCAGCGAGACGATGCTGGTGGATAGCGTCATCGCGGCGGTGATGTTCAGCAGCGCCGTGGCGTGCGTGGCGTTGTACAGCGACACGCTGTTGCCGAACAGGATGCGGTCGCTGTTGGCGACGTTCCACTGGTTCTTCTCAGTGGCGGTGGCCGTGGCGTAGGACTTGCCCTGAATCGACCCCATCGCGGTGATGATGTCGTTCCGGAGATAGCGCGAGGCCAAATCCTTCAGCGCCACCTTGCCCGCGTTGCGAATGTCGATGGGCGAGGCCTGCTCCTCCTCCATGTTGACCACAACAGCGTCGCGGACAACCTTGACGCCGATGCGGTGGCCGTCGTTCGGCAGCGCCTTTTCAGCGCCGACGAGGGTGGTCGAACCGTTGTTCGGGCCGGTGCTGGCGTCCAGAGCGCCGACGAGGGGGATGGTGATCGCATCGCCCTGCTTCTTGGTCAGGTCGTTCTTGACCTGAATGATCGAGTTCTCGCTGGAACCCATGTACCGCTTGAAGCGGTGCTGACGGACGTACTCCTTGAAGAAGTTACTGTCCCACTGTTTGACGCGGTTTGCCGCGCTGATAGTCGTATCGGCCATTGCCTTATGCCTTTAGTTAGTTCGGGAAAAGTTCGCGGAACGGATCGCCGTCGATCTGCGCGCCCTTGTTGGCGGCGGATCGGTTGTTGGCGAGGTCAGGGGGGATCGCTCGGGCGGCAGCGGTGGCGGCGTCGGCTTTCGCCTTCAGCTCCGCTTCCAACTCAGCCTTGATGCGTGCGCGCATCTGCGCCTCGTAGGCGATGGGGTCTTGCATCGACTCCATCGTTTTAAGTTGCTTGGCAAGCTGGTACGCGGCCTTCGCCGGGTTCGGACTGTTGAAAATCTGCTGCTTCAGTGCGGGATTGGCCTGCACCTTCGGCACCAGATCTTCCATCACCTCATCGTAGTCCGGGAAAGCCTCGCGGGCTTCAGCGTCGAGCACTGCGTAAAGGCGCCGATTCGCCTCCTGCTGCGCCTTGCTGATGACCGTTTGGACGTAGCCCTCGGGGTCGGCGTAAAAGTCGATGCTCGGCTCAGGCTGCTGGGGCATCTGCCGCAATGCGGCTAGTTCTGCCTCCAATCGCTGCCGCTCTGCCTCGGCCTTCTGGCGCTTCTCCCGCTCTGCCTTGAGCGAAGCAAGAGGAACCGTCGTTGCTTCCTTCGCGGGTTCCGGGGTCGGCGTCACCTCGGGTACTTCTGCCGTTTCCGGCTCGCCCTTTTCGACCTCGACCGCTTCCGGCTCAGGCGTATCGCCCTCGTCGGTTTCGGGTTCGGCCATCTCGTTCAGGAAGTCGTCGTCCTTCTCGCTGGTCATGTCGTGTTGCCTCATCGACCGTCCGCCGTCGTCGCGTACCGGGGTCATCCCGCCCCGAACGGGTCGCCAATTTCCGGGCGCTGGAAACGCAAAAGCCGCCCGAAGGCGGCTCTCTGTGTGTCTGGTGTACGTGCTGCTTAGGCGTGCATCAGGAGCGCCATAAGCGCCTCTGCGGCCTCGTCGTCCAACATCCGCTGGCGGATCGCCGCCTCAATCGCCAGCCGCTCCTGCTCGGCAGCGAAGGCAATCGCCGCCTGACGCTCGGCCTCTGCCCTCTCGGCCTCTTGGCGCTCGGCCAAGGCGCGGAGATTCGCCACAAGCGAGGCGAACACCACGCGCGGCGCAGGGCCACGACGCACCAAGGGCGCAGGCGTGGGCGCAATCGCACGGAGCGCGGCCGTGCGGGGCGCGGGGGCGTCCTCCTGTGCATCCTGCTGCACTTCCGCCTGAGCCTGTGCAGCCTTCCGCACAGCCTCTTGGCGCTCGCGTTCTTCGCGCTCGAACCACTCGCGGTCGGCATTGACGCCGCCGCCCCACCCGAACTGCGGGCGATCAGGCGGTGCCGCCGACTCTCCGGCGATGTCGATGACCGGGCCGGGCGCCTCGATGGCGACTTCTGCCGCGATCCCGCCCGAAACCGTCGCCGTGATGCTGGGTAGTGGTCCCTGCAACGCGACTGCCGCCGCTACGGACGACGCGCCCGTGGCGGTGATGCTCGGTGCAGGCCCCGTGACGCTCGCCTGTCCTGCGACCGCAGACGCCGCCGTGGCGGTGATCGACGGACTCGGGCCGGTGACGCTGACCGCCGCCGTTACGCCGCCGCCCGATACCTCTGCCGTGGCCGTGATGGCCGGCGATGGGGCGGTGACAGTGACGGTCGCCTCAACAGCGGCGGCGACTTCCTCGCCGAAAAAGGCGTTGTCGAGGACGACAGCGCCCTGTTCAGGCGTTGACCACTGCGCCGACCCGCCCCTCGGGTAGCGCGTCCCGATGGATCGGGCCATGGGGTCAGCCGTGAATGATCTTGCCGCCGCCGCGCAGCGTGCCGCTGCTGGTGGTGGACGGGAGAACCATGAACTCAAGGCACGCGCCATTCGGCACGCCGGGGAGGCCAAGCGCCGCCCAGTCGGCCTTGTTGCCGAAGTTGGCGAGGCCCATCGGTAGGTATGCGCGGGGCCGCGTGCAAGTGAAGCCGAAGTTGCCCGCTGTGCCGGTGCTGGCCGAAAGCTGGACAGTGTTGATGCGCTTGATGTTCTTCCCCTGCTGCGCGGTCGTCCGCAGGGCATCAACGCTGAAACGGTTGCCGATACGAATGGTTCCGCCCACGGCCAGCGTATTGAGGTTGCCGCTGGTGTTGTCGTCAAACGTGACGTTAATCGTTGCGTTCGATGCCGTCGCGCCGCCGTTGCCGTAAACCTCAAGCCACCATTGCACGTCGCTGAAATCCGCTGCGCCGATACGCTCAGCCGACGGGGCAAGCACGTCCAAGTCGATCAATGTGCCGGTCGGCGGCTGCAACGTGGTCACGTTCAGCACCAAGCCGCCCATGTGGGCGATGCGGTCGTGAATCTCAAGCGTCTGCGCTGAGTTGCTGCCGACAGCGTCGATAACGCCGATATAGCTTTCGCTCGGAGCAACCTGTTGCGTGAAGCCCACCGCGCCCAGCGTCGCGTTAGTGCAAAGCGCCGCCGTGGTCGGGATTGCTCCCTGCGCAGGCTGGCCGGTTGCACGCCACATGGCGCAATAGCGGCCCGC